CGTAGACATTAACGTCGAAGGCGAAAAGCCAACGGCCTCTGCTCGGTTGTCTTACGTTGCTGAATATGTTACATCTATAGTTGATGTGGAGACACCAAGATGAAGATGGTCAAAGTTTACAACAAAGCTGGCGATGAGATACTCGCTTGTGAGTGTGATCTGGAGCATTATCAGTCTAAGGGCTGGGATGTTAAAAAGGCTGCAAAGCCAAAGGTTGAAGCAGAGAAAGTCGAGGAGTCTGAGTAATGGCTACGCATACTGGCAGTGAAGGAACGCTCAAAGTTGGTGCGAACACCATCGCAGAGATTCGATCCTATTCTTTGGAAGAAACCGCTGACACTGTCGAAGATACTTCGATGGGTGATAGCTATCGCAGCTTTAAAACGACTCTGAAGGGCTGGTCTGGCTCTGTTGACGTATTCTGGGATGAGACTGACACCTTGGGTCAGGGTGGCCTTGTAGTGGGCGCTCAGGTGACGATCAGCGTATTCCCAGAAGGTGCGTCGGCTGGCGTATCTGAAAAGTATTACACCGGAACCGCGACTGTGACAGGAAAGACCATCACTGGCAGCTTTGACGGCATGGTGGAATCGACAATCACGCTTCAAGGCACTGGTGCTTTGACCGAAGCAACACTGGCGTAAGGATAAGACATGGCTACCCATACTGGTTCAGAAGGCACAGTTCGCGTTGGCTCGACCAACAACGTGCTTGAAATTCGTTCGTACTCGGTTGAAGAAACCGCCGATACTGTTGAAGATACCTCAATGGGCGATAGCTATCGCACGTTCAAGACTACCTTGAAGGGCTGGTCTGGTTCGGTTGATGTGTTTTGGGACGAAACAGACACTACAGGTCAGGGCGCATTAATCCCTGGCGCTGAAGTAGCTATCCGCTTTTACCCAGAAGGCGCAGTTTCGACTGACATTTATTACACGGGTCAAGCCATTGTAACTGGCAAGACTATTACTGGCAGCTTCGATGGTATGGTGGAATCCACTATCACTGTTCAAGGAACAGGGGCTTTGACTAGCGCGGCTGTATAATTAAAAGGACGATTAATATGAGTATTGCCAAGCGTATTGCAGAGCGGACATCGAATAAGCGTCACATAGACGTTCCAGAGTGGGGTGATGAAGGCAAGCCAGAGAAGGTCTATTACGGCCCTCTGCTTGCTGGTGAACTGAACCGCATTCAGCGCAAGCACCCCAACTTTCTAAGTTCTACATCATTTGATGCAATGGTTGACCTTATCATTCTGAAAGCTGAGAATGGTCAAGGTGAAAAGCTGTTTACGCTTGAGGACAAGGCTGTTCTGATGCGTGAAGAAGTATCTGTGATCTCTACTGTCGCCGCCGCATTCATGAGCGGGGACAGTGTAGAGGAGCAGGAAAAAAACTAAGAAACGATCCGTTTAGGTATAACCTTCTTACCTTAGCGGATCGGCTTGGCAAAACCATTGCGGAGATTGAACAAATCTCAATTGAAGAGTATAACGAGTGGGTCGCTTATTTTAACCTGAGCGAAGAAAGGCAAAAGCGTGGCCCAAGACCAAAGAGTTGAGTTTCTGTTTGCTGCTCAGGTTTCTGGGCAGGAGCAGCTTAAAAAGCTGACTGGCGCTGTTGATAGTCTTCGCAAGGAAATGGAGGCGCTTAAGGCTGCTAATGGCGGCGTAGGCGCGGCCATGACTGGCTTTTCAAAATCTGTCGGAAATGCAAGCAGCCACGTTCAGGCCTATCAAAAACACCTAGATGCTCAAGCCAAGGCGATGCGTAATGCTCGTCAAGGCACTCAGCAACTTGGTATGCAGTTTAACGACTTGGGTACGTCTATTTCTACGGGCGCAAGCCCAATGCAAGCGTTCAACCAACAGCTAGGTCAAATGGGTTACGCCTTGTCCATGATGGGTGGCACGGCTGGTAAAGTTGGAAACTTTCTTGCAGGGCCTTGGGGCGCAGCTATTGTTTTGGCAACAATGGCACTTGGCCCAATGATAGATGGGTTATTTGGAGTTACCGAAGAATCTAAAAAGACAAAAAAAGCTGCCGAAGACCTTGATGGTGCTGTTGAGGCCCGTCTGTCTTCAGAAGAAAATTTGCGCCTTGCGTTAGCTAAAACAGCTACAGAATATCGGAATATCAGGCTGGAAATGAGGGCAAACGCTCAAACAGCGGTAAACACTGCGTTAGTTGAGTTGAATGCTCGACGCGCAGTATTGAATGGCTTAATGGCTGAACAAAAAGCGATTGAAGGCACTATTAGTAAGGCTGGTGGCCTTCGTGCGCAATCTGAAATGGCGACTGGTCAAACTCTTAATTATGCTTCTGTAACTGGTGGAATACAAGATCAGCTTACCAATGTTGATGCCCAAACGGCAATTCTTGAGCGCCTTACTGCCAAACTTAATGCAGCAAATGTTGATGTCATACAGGCAAATAATAGGTTGAGCAGGGAACTTAATAAAAAGAAGGCTCGTACTGGAAAATCTGAAGCCGAAAAAGAGCGGGAAAAAGAGTTAAAGTCCATAGAGGCGTTTATGGACAGGGTTGGCAAAGTTGGCATGAAAGAGCTTCCAGCCTTTCAAAGAGACATCGCTCAGTTAGAAAAAGAGTTCATGGAACTGTCCAAGACTGGGCAGAGTGCGACCATTGCTCCATTTAAAGCTGCTGTGGAATCTATTGAGATGGCCCAGTACAGCGATCTTCTTAAAGCTGATGCCAAAGAAGCGGAAGGCATGATTAAGGACATTTTGTCTAATTTTGATGAAGTGCCTGTAAGCAAAGAAATGGATGCTATTTTAACACGCGCAGATGACATGCAAAAATCATTTGAGGCAATAGGAACTGCTGTATCTGACTCATTTAAGGGTATGCTCACTGGCGCAGCTTCGTTTAAAGACGCCATGAAGGGTATCATAAGCGCAGTCATTGATGAACTGTTCAGGCTGTTTGTTGTTCAGCAGATTGTTGGTATAGTTAGTGGTGCGCTTGGTGGCTTAAAGCCCGGTGGTGCTTCTGGCGGGGCCTTTGGTTCTAGCACTGGCAATTTCCTACCAGGCATTCCAGCAAACGCATACGGCGGATCGGTCACGGGCAACAAGCCAACTCTGGTTGGCGAACGCGGCCCAGAACTATTTGTACCCAGCGGCAATGGCACAATCATTCCCAACAGCAACATGCGCGGTGGCGGTGGAGGCGGAAGCCCTATTAGCATCAGCGTAGATGCCCGTGGATCAAACGATCCAGCCGCAGTCCGCGCTCAGGTGCAGCAGGGCATCCTTGAGGCTGCTCCTGCAATTATCGCAGCGGCAGAGGCTCGGACAATTTCAAGTATGCGTAGGCCGCGCCTCGGTGGAGCAATGCAGTAATGGCGACAATCACATATCCTTCAACGCCAAGGCCGCAGGGCATGGCATGGCGGCTGGTTATGCCAGCACAGACCAACGTATCTGATTGGACGGGTCGGCGTCAGACGCTTGCCTCTGGTCGCGGCTGGTGGGAAGCCCAAATTGCCTTCCCGCCAATTGTCGGTACGACTAACATTAATGCTTGGCGCTCGTTCATTGCCAAATCGCGTGGTTCAGCAAACGACTTTCAAGTTCCCGTCGATCCTGTTGCACAATCGGCTTCTACTGCCACGCCACTTGTGAACGGCGCTGGTCAACAAGGTCGGACATTGAACACTGATGGCTGGCCCTTATCAACCACCGTCTTACAGGCTGGTCAGTATGTCACCATCAACAACCAACTTTTGCAGTTGACTGAAAACGTCACTTCCAACGGCTCTGGCGTGGCTGTGCTGACGTTTGAGCCACCTGTCAGGGTGTCGCCAGCCGACAACGCCGCGATTGAATACAAGAACCCGTTTTGCCTAATGTATCTGGTAGAGGAGCCAACGCTTTCAGTTGAGACAGGTTATGTGTATAGCCTCTCGCTGAACCTACGGGAGTCCTTCTAATGGTTGATGCAACCACACAGGCTGCACTTGAAGCCACAGTTGTTAACTGGCGCGTTCTAATTTACGCTGACTTTGTGGGCGATGTCTTGCGCGGCACAAGCGGTCTTTATAACAAGACAATCACCGGATCGGGCGATGCTGAACTGGATGGAACTTACGAAGGTTTCAACCATGATCTGATTAACGTATCGCCTGTAAAGCATAATGAATCCGGATCAGACACAGTGTCTATTTCCATGAGCGGCCTTGTGGTAAACAACGCTGACTTTTTGGCTATTATTGGCGACAAGTCAAAGTGGCAGGGGCGCATTGCGCGGCTTTGGTTTTATTGCGTTGACCAGAACGAAAGCCAAGTTGGTTCCATCATCCCATATTACACTGGCTACATGAATGAAGTCAGTATCAACGGTAGTGCGGAAAGCCAAACAGTTACCCTGACAATAGAGAACTATTTAACAAGCATCGCTGGCGCACAAAATAAAACCTACCTCATTCAGAACATTTTTGATGCTGGCGATCTTAGCGCGGAAACATCTATAGCGGCTGCGAACGGTATGGCTGAAGCTGGTAACTACGGCTATGGCGGCGGTGGTGGTTTTGATGACGGAAGCAATGGGAACTTTCGATGAGAATAAGTACTTGGGAAGACGCCTTATCCGATTACATCGCTATCAAGCGGGATGAGCCGTTTGAGTATGGCGTTAATGATTGCTGCCTGTTCGCAGCAGGGGCCGTTGAGGCCATCACTGGTCAAGACCCCATGTCTGAGTTCCGTGGTAAATATGACAGCCTAAAAGGTAGCCTTACGGTCATCAAAGAGATTGGCGCAGGAACCCTTGAGGCGACAATGGATGCCAAATTTTCGGAAGTAGAAATAGGTCATGCGCAGCGCGGAGACTTGGCTTTCCTTGATGGCAGTGTTGGTGTAGTAATGGGCGGCTTCGCTTATTTTGTTTCAGACGATGGGCTGGAGCGCATTAACCGATCCCTCTGGGACAAGTGCTGGGGTGTTGGCCGTGGGTAAGACTTTAAAAACCATTGCTTTGGTTGCGGCTGGTGTTGCGCTTGTTGTTTTTGCACCACACATTGCGGCTGCAATTGGCGTCAAGGCTATTACCGCCGCAACAATTGCTGCCGTAGGCGCTTCATTAGCACTCTCTACAGCTTCAATGGCACTCTTTGGTCCAAAGATGCCAAAGACCCAAATATCCCGCCTCAATGTCAGTCTTGATCCATCGACGCCACGCAAGGTTGTGTTAGGCACAACGGCAATGCCACTTGACCTTCGGTATCACGAATCCAGTGGCACAAACCAAGAGTTTGTTGATTATATTATTGCTGTCGCGGCTCATAAAGTTACGTCGATCACTGAGATATGGTTTGAAGAGAAGCAAGCGTGGACACTCGCTGGCGGCGTTACAGCAACTTACTCTGGCTATTTAACTGTTGCTGTTCGCACCGAAGGTACGTCAGGGAACACCATTTCTATTAATGGCGGTGGTAAATGGGGGTCATCTCGTCGCCTTACTGGCTGCGCCTATGTGTATCTTCGGATTAAGCGCACTGGCAACACCAAGAAAGCGGAAAGCCCTCTGGCAAGTGGTTTGCCAAGTCGCGTAACTGTTATTGGCGATGGCGCTCTTCTTTACGATCCGCGCAAGGACAGCACTGTGCCGGGTGGCTCTGGTTCGCATCGCGCTACCGACCAAACGACTTGGGGCGTTTACACCAATGCGGATGACACTGATAACCCTGCCCTGCAACTGCTGTGGTGGCTGCTTGGCTGGGAAATAAATAACAAATTATCTGTTGGCTGTGGTGTGCCTTACACTCGCATTGATATGCCTTCTTTTATAACAGCGGCGAATATCTGCGATGAAAACGTCACGCTGGCAATAGGTGGAACGCAGAAGCGTTATCGCACAAGCGGCACTGCGTCCGATTCGGATGATCGTATGGAGATCATTAACAATTTGCTGGCTTCAATGAACGGTACGCTCCGTGACAATGGCGGCAAGTTGACCGTAACGGCAATGAAGAATGATCTTGCTGATTATGTGCTGACCTTTAATGAGAACGATATCTACGGTGAGTTCGATTGGCAGCAGACCCGTGGTTTGACCGAAAACTACAATGTTGCCCGTGGCCGCTATGTCGATCCATCAAGCAACAGCCTTTACCAGATGGTGGACTATCCAGAGGTGGGCTTTGCATCACCTGATGGCATTGAGCGCGTAATGTCGCTTGATTTGCCATATGTCGAAGATGGTCGCAGAGCGCAGCGCATTGCAAAACAGGTTCTACAGCGCAATCAGTATCGCGGCCTGTTTTCAACCACTTTTAGCGCCAAGGCACTGGGATGTCAGGTTGGCGATGTTGTCCGCATCAACCTTGAGGCGCTGGGTTGGTCGAACAAGCCATTTCGCGTTGTAAGCCAAGAAATTCGCTTTGACGGTCAAGTTCCAATGTCATTGGTCGAAGAAAACGCTGCGATTTACGCATGGGATGCAGATGACGTTGCTCCGATAACGCCGACTGCGCCGACAATCTATAACCCCTTAAACAGCCCATTTATCCTTGGCATTGATGACGCAGGGACCACTGCTGAATGGTCTGGGATCATTGATGACAACGGCGATAAGCCAGATGACAACGCCACAAGAAACGTCAACAGGGGCGAATGGTCTGGCTCGTCGGTAGCATACATTGTTGGCGACTTTGTGCAGCGCGATGGCTCAAGCTATTCTGCAATTGTTGCCCACACATCAACGGCTGTTAACGGTCCTCCGGGTGCGAACTGGTCGCTGTTGGCTTCGCAGGGAGTTGATGGCGAACCCGGCGAACCTGGCCCACCAGGTGATGATGGCGCACCCGGTGCCCCTGGAACTCCAGCAATCAGTGGCTACCTTACCAAAGAAGCTGTCCAAGTATTTGCCTATGCCAATGGTGGTGTTGTTTCCTACGCGCCAGCATCCGGCAGCTTTAAGGTGTTCAGTGGCAATACGGATGTAAGCACATCGTTTAGCCTATCGACCCTGAGCAACCCACAGGCGTTGACCGTCGGTTATTCTAGCCAAACATATTCGGTCACGGCTGGGTTTGATGACGGCGAAGATACTGCGACACTTGGCATTCGTGCAACAGGAAGTGGTGCTTATGCTGGCATCACTATCGACAAGCTGTTCTCGCTATCGAAAGCCAAGGGCGGTTACGAAATTGTAGCTACACTGCCTTTGACCGATCTGTTTGAAGGTAGGGTCGTTTTTCTAACAAGCGACGATAAGCTGTATCGCTATACTGGGGCTGCGTGGACGGCGGCAGTTCCTGCGGTTGATATTACTGGCACAATCACTGAGACACAAATTGGCACGGACGCCATTACAACTCCAAAGATTGCTGCTAACGCAGTGACAGCCGCAGAAATTGCCACCAATGCTATTACGGCTGATAAAATCAATGCTGGTGCGGTAACGGCGGCAAAAATGAATGTTACATCGCTTGATGCCATCACAGCGACAATTGGAACACTGCGGACAGCGACCACTGGCGCAAGGCTTGAAATTGCAAGCAACCAGATCAGGGTCTACGATTCCAGCAACGTCCTGCGCGTTCGTTTGGGGATTTGGTAATGCCACAGGGACTGCAAGTTTTTGATGCCGCTGGAAACATTCTTTTAGACACATCAACGATAGTCATGAAGAGAATGATCTCTTACCCAGTAACTGTAACCAGCACATCGCCAAACACGATAGCTTTGACCATCCCTTCGACAAATACGGTTTTGGGCGCTATTGCTGTCCCAGTTTCAACAGGCGCTGCATCAGAAGTGATAGGCATAGAGTTAAGTGGTTCTGATCTTATTTGGACTGCGCGTGTGAACAATGGGTTAAATTACAGTTTGGATGTGTTGATAGCATGACTGCTCTTTTTGAAGCCTATGACGATACAGGTAAGTTGCAGCTTACTACGGAAGCCGTGACCTACTATGTGTCCAATTCTTACTCTGTAACTACTACAAGCATGGGTGGTGGTGGCTATGGTCAGGTCTACGTCTATCCACCCAACTCCACTGATTTGGTTGCTTTCCGCTGTACAGATGGCATAAATATCTCAGGATACAGAGAAAGCGCAGGATACCGATTCATTACTCAAACGC